CTCTCCATTCTGACTCTAACTTCTCTCTTCTATCTAGTTCTTCGTTGTTTGTTTTTATCTCTTTCACAAGTGCTGTGGCCGAGCTTAGCTTTTGCTTTGCTGTCTCTAAGGCAGCTCCATGAGACTCTAGTAAATCTTCAAAAGAATCTTTTGGAATTTTTTGTCCGCAAGAAGAACATACATCTGGAGTAGCTTCAAGTTTATTTATTTCTTTTGTCAAAAAAGATTGAGTGGCTCTAAGCTCACCTACTTCTGCCTGCAAAGTATCATAGGACTTTTTCTGTAGTGGAGGGAGTCTTTGTGCTCCATCTATGTTTATCTTACTTAGCAGATCCTTGTATGTGTTATTTGTTGAAATTTTTTTATTTTTTTCGGAGATATTTAGAAGCTCTAATGATAAAGAACGTAATTGTTTCTCATCATTATCTGTCTCAATTTCTAAATTTAACATAGGTAGTATAGTAGCATCCTTCAAATCGTTGGACTCCAACCATTTTTCTACCATCTCCACCTCTCCGGTAAGTTTTGCTATTTCAAGAGCACTTGTTCTTGCAGATGACTTAAAAGTTTCAAAAAGAGCTACGTAGTTATCTAGGTGCAATAGATCAATAAGAAACTTTTTTCTATTGGTATCCGTCGCGGTTAGAAACTGCAAGCTCGCATTTGTGTTTTGGTAAACTATTTGAGAAAATGTCTTAAAGTCTACTCCTATAAGCTCTTGAATAGATTTATATGTATTCGTAGCTGTGTGACTAGAAATATCAGTCCCATTTTTTAGAAGTTTAACTTTAATAGTCGATTTTCTGATAATGTCAATTTCATACCTATCTTCATCTTTCGTAAAAGAAAGAGTAATAGAGTACCCATCATTTATATACCTATTTGGTATATCTGCTTTTTTAATGCCTTTGGAGTTTTTATTGTATAATGCTTCCTCTATGATTAACGGTATGGACGATTTGCCCATACCGTTAGTTCCAATTATCTGAGTGACTGTAGTATCATCTAAGTCTATCTCATTATCGGGCCCATAGCTAAAACAATTACTCCATTGCAGCTTTTTGAGAGTAATCACTAAATGTCCTCAGTATACTGTCTATTTGTTCCTCTGCAAGATCCAGAATTTGAGATAAATATTGAGAAAGCTCTTCCTCTATACTCATCTCTTTATCTATAGCCAGAGAGGATTCTGTATTTCTTTTTACTACTTTTTTATCAAGTAGCTCTGAGTTTTTTACTGCTGCAAGTTCTTGAATGTCTCCTTCGATCTCATAGATCGTGTGATCATATTCCGTTGGAATCATTTCTTTTGGATCTTTAACAGTCTTTCTTATTAGCTGTGGAAGCTCAAAAGGCTCCCACATCCAATCCCAATTACTTTCATTAATAAGAAGATATCCTGTGGATACTTTCTGTCTATGAAAGGATGTAGTCATAGGACTTCCTGGATACACAATGTTTTTTTGTGTATTGCTATGTGCGTGCAAGTCTCCAGCAAACACAACAGGAAAATCTGCTAGACTGTCTAAATCTATCTCCGGCTTTACATGAGGAGGAATCTCTGCTCTTACATGAGTAAATAGAGGCCAAGTTTTTTCCATTTCATTGGATAAATGATCTATGCTATTGCTCTTGTGAAGATCCGCATAGGGAAGAACACCAAAGCCTAAGTCTTTATCAATAAAAGATATGTCTATAATACTCACAAGAGGGTTTACTTGTCTAGATACCTCTTTTAGCTGAGAAAAGAATGTACGATTCTTTTTTGTAGCTTCATGATTCCCATCGTAAATAAGCGTAGGGATACTCACTCCACTAATAAAAGAAAAGTATAGCTGCAGCTCATCCATAGTTGGTAGGCGATCAAAGAGATCGCCCCCAATTATATGCATGTTACAATCTTTTTCTAATGAATGAATATTCTTAAAGAACTGAGCGTATCTCTCTGCAGCCCATCTTACTGGGACATTTTTTTGACCCAGCTTTAGATGCCAGTCTGCTGTAAACAATATCATGAAACGTTGAACTCTTCCTCAATGCTTTCGTCGATCTCGTTCTCACTAGATGCACTATCACGAATGCGATCTAACAGCTCTTTTTGTGCGTCTGGAGTAGGACGAGCCATTACGTCATCCATAGATTTCAGGTCTGCAATTGCTTGCAGCTCTTCATCGTTCAATGCACGAGGCTTACACTTCAGAGGCTGAAGCTGGTATTCTACGTTATAAGGAAGAGGACCAGTTTTATTACGCTTAAACTGAACATCCCATCCGGTATCCGGATCGGTAGGATCACCAAGGTCTTCTGCAGCAGACAGAACTTGTTCAAAGAGCTTTTTCTTGAGATTGATAACTTTTACTTCACCATTATCAATACACTGCATTGCATAGCTCCATCCACATTTCAGGTCGGGGTAATACTCTCGAACCCAGTCTTTTTCTTTGTTGTTGAAACGCTCTTCACTGCGATCAAAAGAAAGACACTCGAAAGGAATGTTTTTGCCATTTTCTCCTTGAATCCAGTAAACGTAACGAGCAAGAATATCTCCTACCAGCCGCACTTTATTATCGCCATCACGATATGCAAATGAACTGATGCTAGACTTCTGTGCTCCACCCTTGGTTTTGTTAAAGGCAATTGCCATGTAAATCTCCTAAGATTTGACTTCTTCTAGTAGAAAGTGAACTCTGTCACTATCTAGGTAAAGTAGCCTATTGTTTTTAATAAATGAGTCAATCCTCCTATCAGAGATAGGAAGAAGGACTCTGTCAAGTGTCGTATCTCTACTAATTTTATAATTAGCGTACGACCTAAAAGAGGCAGCAGCTATATAGTCTGCCAACTCTTTATACGTGTACCTATAAGACCGCTCGATAAGCAGGGTAGGGTGTAGCAGATAGCTACTACCCGAGAAAGATTTCTGCGAATATTTATAAATAGGATCAAACCTATTCCGAGGTACTTCCCGAGTTACGGACATCGTAAAGATACGAAACGCTTCTCGAGAACTTCCTTCGGATGCTTTATAAATTTTCGACCAGTCAAATAAGAACATATATTATACTAAATAATACTGATAATGTCAAGAACTATTTTTACCAGGTGTAGTTTAAACTTACGCTATAATTCTTGCCATACATATCAAACTGGCTTAATTGTGACTCATCACCCCAGTAATAATATTCCGGCCTGTCATTTAAGTTAATTGCTTCGACCTTGATACCAAAGCTGTCATTAACCTTATATTTAGCAGTGACATCCCATTGCATAAAATCGTCAACATAACGACTGTTGTTTGCACTTACTTCTCCGATGTCTCCATCTTCATCTGCTAACCAGTCTAAGTAATCACTTCTGTAATTACCTGCAACTCTAATATCCCAGGATCCTTTGTTATACCCAAAGTTTACGTTAGCAGCTTTGTCTGCTAGTTTTCGAAACGGGGCAGTGAACTCTTCTTCGTCCTCAAACTTAAAAGTACTTTCTGAATCGGTCCATGTAAAGTTTGTTGCAACATACAGTCCGTTATCCCAACCATACTGTGCACTAAGTTCAACTCCATCAATGGTGCTATCTTCTGAATTAATCCAAGTTTCCACACCATCATTAAATATGAGGCCATTGAATGTACCATTACGTTGATACGTTGGATAAATTGCATTAGCAATGCTTTTATGGAAGTAACCTACTGCAAGGTAGGCCATACCTTGACCATAATATTCTAAACTAAAGTCAAAGTTATCTGCTTCGTATGGCTTGAGACCTGGATTACCGATGCTACCACTTGTATCGCCTGATGTGTCCACATCATATTCTGTGATAGGAGCAGTTTGTTTAAACCCTGGCCTACTTAAACCTCTCCACAAGGCACCACGTACTTGCCAGTTGTCTGCAAGCCAATGCTTAATGGTTACACTAGGAGCAAAAAACCCGTAATCATTTTCTGCATAAGTTTCACTGCCATCTTGATCGTATGCTGTACTTTCGAAGTCAGTATGCTCATAGCGTACACCCGTAATAATTGTGGTATTATCTAACTCAACCGTACGTTGTATATAGATACTATTAATAGTTTCATCAGTGACAAAATCTCTACTAATATCATCACTGAAGTCTATAGTCATTTGGTCCGTTAGGTTTCTTAAATTGTACGTTTCTTGGGGAGTCATGTGACTACCAAAAACTTGATTTGGGAAAAACCAACCGGGTGCAGTTGTATACTCAAAGTCTGCCAAAGTCATATCGTCCCACTCATATGCAATGATATAATCATCTACGTCTTTGGTCCTGCTTCTATGTTTATAGCCCACTTTCCAACTGCCGCTGTCTGCATTGAACTGAATCGTGGTTTCACTGTCTTTACTGACATTGCTCCACATCTCAAAAGCATCAAACTCTAAGTTTTCTGGATTACGTAAAGTTTCATCTACAGGCGTAACAAATGGATGAATAGGATTACTCCAATCAAATACTGCACCGCTGTCTTTGTCATAGTTTCTGAAGGTAATGTCAGCATTATCACTATCATCTTCCTCAGCCCAACTGTAACTTAGCTGTGTGTCTACCACCCAATCGGCTATATCAAATTCGACGCCGAAGTTCATAGCACCTATAGTTCTTGTTTCATAGCGCTGTCTTGTTTCTGCGTCATGTCTAACTCTACTAGACAACATGCTGGTTTCAAAAGGTTTATCCATTTTGATTTTGCCGTATTCGTTCTTAAACCGTACCTCATCTTCTTCGTACTGATTATACAAGACGTTGGCATAAACTACAGCGCCACTTTTTAACAATGTGTTAATGTCATAGCTTAACCCATAGCGTTCTCTGGATAAGTCATAATAACGCAACTCAAAGTCATCGTTCATATAACCATCTTCCCAGCCAAAGCCTGTTTCATTATTAAAACTTTCAATGTTCTTTGAGCTGTAAGTTAACCCCATAACATGTGCTGTACTATCTGTAATCTTATCACCATATGTTACACTAAAGTTAGGAGCGCTTTCGTAGTCTGTGTACTCTGCGAATTTGCTTTTAACTTTTAACTTTAACAGCGTTTCATTTAAGTCAGTTGGCTTTTTGGTATTAAACTGTATTTTACCCCCAATGCTGTCTGAATCCATTTCAGGTGTTAGAGTTTTGTTTACAACAATATTATCCATTAATTCTGTCGGTATTCCGTCCATGATAACTGAACGTCCATTTTCAGGAGCAACCATACTAGCACCGTTTACTGCTACTGAGTTTAAATCAGAACTCAAGCCTCTAATAGTAACGTACCGTCCTTCACCTTGATCGTTTTCTACGCTTATACCACTTAGTCTCCTAATGGCGTCTGCTGCTGTTGTATCAGGAAAGTTTCCTAAAGCATCGGAATCTACTATAGAAGTGAGACCGTCCGATACCATTTGTTTATCAATAGCACTTATTAGAGATGCTTTTGTGCCTATAACTACAATTTCTTCCATCGGAGCAGCACTAACGTCCAATGCTAAAAGCCCTAAAGCTACTAGAACAGTTTTATTATTCATGATGAGTTCCCTTAGATATAGGAGAGACGGAAGAGGTCAGGACAACATCTTCTCCATTTTTTCTCCATCATTGAATATTTTAACATAAAATTGTTAAGATATTGTTAAGATTTTATTAATTTTTTTAAAGTTGCTTTATATCGTAACCTTGTTTCATGTAGTGACCCATGCGATTCGACGCTTGTCTTCTCGCAGTATTTCCCTTTAGATGTATATCTATAATTACCGGGTCTATTTTTCCTTCTTCTTTTCTTATCACTCTTCCAATTAATTGAGTAAGTAAGGGCTCATTATTGATAGGTGTACCAAGAATGAGACAACTGAGATTGTTTAATGAAATTCCTTCGGAGAAAATAGCTTGTGTACCAAAAAGAATG